AACGACGAAGGGCAGATCGCTGTGACTGTCGAGTTTGTGACAGACACTCTCGGCGCTTGCTGGGAGAAGGTGCATGAGTCCGCCAAGACTTGCCGACAGATCGCGCTCACGCCCTCGCTATTCCAGATGGCCCCGATGGATCTTGATAAGAAAAAAATAGACGTCGGGTATGGCGAACTCGTGACTCATACCAGCACGATCCGCCAGCTGATAAACGAGGGACGCCTTGTGCATACTGGCGAGCAGATGCTCCTCGAGCACGTCAACAGAGCGGTCGGCGTCAAGACCCAGTCTGGCTACACGATCAGCAGCCAAAAAAGCAGCGGCCCGATCACAATGGCAAGATGCATGATCTTTGCAGCTGCACTCGTAGCCAAGCCGACACAAAAGGCTCGAGCTGCTATCGCCTTCAGTAGGTGATCATTCTCTATCTTTTGTCGGAGTCCTTGCTTTTGTTACACGCTGGGTAGAGACTCCAGGTGATGCCTCTCTTCGGTAAAAAGATCACCGCCCCAGCTTATGCGTCCGCCCCACTAGCGGCTGCATCTGGCGCGTCGCAGATAGGCCAGTTTTATTCATACACCGTAGGGGCGTTTGAAGAAGCTGCACTATCTGTACCCACCATCACTCGCGCGGTTTCGCTGCTGAGCACGGTGGTGGGAACCCTCGACATGAAGTCCTACGTCCTTCAATGGAACGGCGAGGAATACGAAAAGATCTACGTGGAGGGCGAGTCTTGGATGACACGGCCTGACCCTAAGGTCACTCGAAACTTCATCATGGCAAAGACCGCTCGAGACCTGATCCTCTACGGTCGCGCTTTTTGGGCGGTCACTTCTCGCTATAGCACAGGCTTCCCAGCGACTTTCCAATGGCTTCCAGCGAACATGGTGCAGACTCCGAGCAATGCTCCGCCCGAGTGGTTCGGCCCTGCTGATGAACTTGAGTTCAACGGTCTCCCACTTGATCCGAGCAACGTGATCCAGTTCCTCAATGGCAACCAGGGCGTCATCTATTCAGGCCGTCGCGCAATACAAATTTCTTTGCGTTTGGACGCCTCAGCAGAGCGCTTTGCCACAAATGAGATAGCGGCGGGATATTTGAGACAGCGTGGTGGCGAGCCTATGAGTGGCGAAGAGCTCGGAGAAATGGCTGCAGCCTGGGCTAACAATCGTCGCACAAATGCGATCGGCGCTCTTAACGAGTTTGTCGAGTTCATTGCCTTTGACCAAGACCCGAGCAAATTGCAGCTCGTAGAAGGGCGCGAGTATCAGACAAAAGAACTGTCTCGCCTTATGGACATTCCTGCCTACTTGCTCGCTATTGACCAGAGCGGTATGACTTACGCAAATGCGCAACAGGCTCGACAAGACTTGCTGCTCTTCGGAGCGCGTCCGCTGCTTCATGCCATCGAGGAACGGTTGTCTATGGACGATGTGCTCCCTCGAGGACGCCATTGCCAGTTTGATCTTGATGAATACGTCGGCGAGTATGCGCCCGACATGGCAGAGCCAGTCATGCAAGAGCCAGAAGTCAATCCGCTATCCGACACGAATAATCTGGAGTAATAATGATCCAATTTCATGCAGACATAGATCTCATCATCGCCGAGGCAGGCGACGACAACCGCCCAGCGCGTATCGCAGGCATAGCCGTCCCCTGGGACGTTGTTGCAACTGTCTCAGGAGGTCAGCGCGTAAAGTTTCTACGTGGCGCGTTTGACCTAAATCAAAAACCAGCAAAACTGCTAGAAAACCACGACATGAGCCAGCTACGCGGAGTAGTCACTTCTATCTCCGATAGCGATGCAGGTCTTGAGTTTGAAGCAACGCTGGCCCAGACAAGAGCATCGGCAGACGTTGTCGCTTTGCTCCAGGCTGGCGCGTATGACTCAGTTAGCGTCGGCGCAAATCCAGTCTCATTTAAGTTTGACAAAGCAGGAGTAATGATCGTGTCAAAAGCACAAATGATCGAGCTCTCACTTGTCGCGGTTCCTGCTTTTTCGGAGGCAGTAATCACAGAAATCGCAGCCTCGGCCGATCCTGAGGAAAGCGAAATAGAAGAAGAAACCCTAGACACCCCTGAGGAGGAAAACGTGTCAGAAGCAATCAAGGCCGAGTCAGCAGAGTCGGTAACAACCCCAACAAGTCCAATCCTTTACGCACAAGCAAAGCAAGAGTTCAAACTTCCTTCGGCTGGCGAATGGATCTCCGCACAGATGCAAGGTGGCGCTATCGCTGCCGAGTTCAACGCTCGAGTCCGCGCTGCAGCTCCAGACGTGACTACCGCTGATCTTGATGGCATCTTGCCATTGCCAATTTTGGCTCCGATCTATTCTGGGATCCAAGGCCTTCGCCCAGTCGTTGATGCAATCGGCGCACGCCAAATGCCACAAAGCGGCAAAGTGTTCATCGTTCCAAAAATTACGACACACACTTCAATCGGTGGCCCACAAACACAAAACACCACCATCACCGCTGGACAGTTTGTTGTTGACGACATCCAAATCACAAAAGACATCTACGGTGGCTACGTTGAAGTTTCCGAAGCCTCAATCGACTGGACTTCACCAGAAGTGCTCCAAGGTCTCCTCGAGGACATGGGCAAAAAATACGCCCTCGCAACCGACAACGCAGCAGCCGACGCGCTTCTCGCTGGCACATCACAGACCACAGGCAACGTCGCACCGACAGACCCTTCAGACTGGGTACAAAAAGTTTACGCTTGCGCAAACACCATCCTCGCAAACGGAAACTACCTCCCAGATCACCTCTTCGTGTCTGGCGATGTATTTGCACAACTTGGAACTTTGAGCGACGACCAAGGACGACCATTGTTCCCGCAGGTCGGCCCAATGAACGCATTTGGTTCAATGAACGCAGGTTCACGTGAAGCAATCGTCTTCGGACTTCGTCTCGTAGTTGATACCAACTTCGCAGCAAAGACAACCATCGTCGGCGCAGCTGCTACAGGTGCTTTCCGTTGCTACGAGCAGCAGAAGGGCGCTATCAGCCTCGACAATCCTTCGACCTTGTCGCGTACGATCGCTTTCCGTGGCTACTTCGCTCCGAAAATGATTGACGCCAACCAGTTCATGAAGATCCCACAGGCCTAAACCTTAAGCACCGCCCGAGAAAGTTTGCATCATGGCAGTTTACGCAGTCACTTTTCATCAGCGACTAGACGACTATGCCGTGGTGCAAACTCTCGAGGACACGGACATTGGCATCGGTCAAAGCATCACGCTTGCAGGCCTTGGTCACGCCTTAAACGGCACTCACACCGTTTATGCAATCAACCCTTACTACTTTGAAGGCGTAGATGTTGAAGGCGATCTCATCTTTGACTACAACGTTTACATCGGCAACCAGGTCATTTTTTATGACGCTGGCGACGATCTGGAACGTTCAGCAGCGATCCCTACGGGGACGCTTACCTGGACTCAGACCTGTCAATGGATTGTGTCAGCCGACGTTCTTGCCTGGCTTGGTATTAGTGTCGCTACGGCGAACGACACGGCCTTCGTTGGCTCATGCACGGATGCAGCTAACGCGTTCGCGTTTCGGCGACGTAAAGAAGCAGGTTATTTTGACTCGCTTACTTCTTCGCCAGGCGCGGACGTCAAACTCGGGACAACAATGCTAGCTGGAGCTCTTTACCGTGAACGCGGAAGCGTTGACTCGTTCGCCAGTTTTGAAGCAATGAACATCCCAGGATCCGTCGGCTCAATGGGACAGATCAACCGTCTCCTCGGCGTCAATCGGAGCCAAATCGCATGAGTGCTACTGGCATCTTTGCAAACGCCCAGACGACGCTTGTAAACGCTCTCACGGGACTCGGGCTAGCGGTCGTCATCGACTCGCGCAACGCTCGCCCGATGACAGTCTTTGTCGAACCTCCCACCTTCACTTGCTTTAACAACAACATCGCCGAAATCACTTTCGGCCTCAGGATCCTCGCAGCTCCCCCAGGCAACAGCGACGCCGAGGACTACCTCATCACAACAGCCGACACAATCATGAACAGCGCGATCTCCCTCATCTCGGGCGCTCCATCTGTCACGACCATCGGATCACAAGACATACCCTCATACGACCTCACCGTTCGTGTGGCAACTTCAAGAAACCCATAACAGGAGAAAAATATGGCTACTACAACATTCCTCGGAAACGCAACTATCAACATCACCCCCACAGGCGGAACCGTCTACGACGTATCGGATAACTGTCGCTCATGTTCCGTGTCGGTCGGCTACGAGTACCTTGAGAGCACCGCGTTCGGCGATACAGGCCGACGTGCAGTCCAGGGGTTGCAAAGTGTCTCCGTTGAGATGGAATTGTTCCTCTCTTACGGAACAGGCGAAATTGAAACGCTCATGGCAGCAATTCAAACTGCTGGAAGTGCCACAATCGTTGTCTCCCCTTCAGGCACGACAGAGTCAGCTACTAACCCAGAGTTCACGATTACGAACTGCACACTTGAGGCCAACCAGGCCATCATGTCAACCGTTGGCGAATTGGCTGTCGTTTCGCTGTCGTTCACTAACGGCACCTGGGTACGCGACATCACCACTCCATAACGATCAACAACCCTTTACCGTGCAAAGGAAACCATGAAACTATCCATAAGAGTTAACACAGGCGGAGACGACTACATCGTTGAAACCAACCTTTACCACATCATTCAACTAGAGCGAAAATACAAAGTTAAAGCGTCCGATCTAGCAAACGGGATCTCAATAGAGCAACTCGGGTTCCTAGCTCACGAAGCAGCCAAGACTGGAAACTTCGCTCCACCATTACAACTGGACGACTTTCTCAAAAAACTTGTCACTCTGGATGTGTTGGAGAATGAAGCAGCAAACCCCACCGAAGGGGATCAGTAGCAAGAACACTCGCCGAATTACTTGTCGAGACTGGCTACTGGCCCCCAAACATAGACTTCACTTTGCAGGATCTCATGACTTGCGTAGATGTAATTAACACTCAAAGAAAGAGCAAATAATGACAGCAACAGCGCGAACCGAATTCGTCGGCGGTGCAGCTGCTATCAAAGCTCTCAAAAGCATTGACCCCGAATACCGCAAACAGTTCAACCGTGACGCCAAAAGCATTGTCGCCCCACTACTTGCCGAGGCTAAAGGCGCATATCCTTCCATGCCATTGTCGGGCATGAAGTACAAGTGGACAGATAAGCGCGGTCGGACTCTTCTACCTTGGACGGTGAACAAGGTTCGCGCTGGCGTCAAGTTCAAAACTTCTACGCGCCGAAACAAGTCTGCTGTGCTTTATGTGACTCAGAGCGACCCAGCAGGCGCAATCTTTGAAGTCGCAGGTCTAGCGAACCCAGGCACAAACTTCAACAACAATCTCAGGAGCAACAACTCTCGGGTCTTGTGGCCTACAGCAGATAAATATCTCCCAGACGTCGAGCAAGGTCTGTCGGATCTTGTGCGCGACGTAATGAAGAAAGTTAACGAGGAGACGCGCTAATGGCAATTAACATTCCGATCATTACCGAATACGTCGGCGCTGGCGTAGATAAAGCGATCAAAGAGTTCAAACAACTTGAGACCGTCGGCGAGAAAGCCCAGTTTGCTATCAAGAAAGCAGCTGTCCCAGCAGCAGCAGCCCTAGTCGCTGTCGGCGCTGCAGCCTTCGATGCTGTCAAAGGCGCAATGGAAGACGCAGCAGCTCAAGAACAACTCGCTCGCAACATCCGAGGCGTAACCAATGCTTCAGACTCCGCGATCAAAAAAAATGAGGACTTCATTTCCTCGCTGTCAATGGCGACCGCTACCGCCGACGACGAACTACGCCCAGCGCTAGCAAAACTCGTCACAGGAACCGAGAACCTTGAAGAAGCACAGCAAGGACCC